ACCAAAAGACGAATGGCCCGGTAGCAGCCGGACCATTCAGAAACGAAAGAGAGAACATGTTTCACACACAAAATAGCATGCTTCGCCGGGTGGCCGCTGTAGCGGTCGCTGGCGTGGCGGGTGTCGGCCTCGCGCTCGGCACCACACTCCTCCCCGCCCAGGCAACACCGAATGAGCAAGTTTGTGCGCCGTTGGATTCGGGAAAAACGGATGTGACCGGTGATCACAAGACGGTGACGGTTGATGCCTCTGAGGGGTTTCTGATCTCTGGCTACTGCGTCAAAGCTGGTTCAATCAAGCAGGGGCTTGGCCCTGAAGCTGTCACTCTCAATGACCCGGTTTCGTCGTTGATGATTGCGCACTCATCGGGCAAGGATATTTCGCACTACTCGCTCAGCTATGTTGCCGTACCCGTGGTGGAAGAGCCACCGGTTGAGCCACCTTATGTACAGCCGGTGCTCAATTGTGGCGAGGGTACAGTGCCTGGTTGGCTGAATGAGCAGGGCGATCCGACCTCGTGTGTTGGGGACAATCCGTGCCCAGAGGTTGACTTTGGTGAGACGTGCCCGGTGGATGTTGTCGAACCAATTGACCCACCTGTTGTGGATGTTCCCGAGGAACCAACAGAGACCGTCGAACCTGTCACACCTACTGTCCCGCTCGAACCTGTTGACATGGGCCAACTTCCCACTCTCCCGGTGACTGAGCTCGCATATACGGGTTCGCCTTCACCTCTTATTCCGGCAGGTTTTGCGTCGCTGCTTCTGGCGGTTGGGGCATTCCTGGTGCGTAAGGCGGTGTCCGCATGAGCCCCGAAATGTTTACCCAAACTGTTTCCGAGCTGGCCGGGTGGCTGGTAATCATCGCCGTAGTGACGGTGGCAGCACTGGTCTCACTGCGTCGTGACAAGGTTCGCCGGGATCGTGCCGAACGGATGGTGCAGCGATGATCCGCAGATGGAAGTTGCGTGTAATCCGTAGCTGGTTGGCCGGCATGAACACTGCCGCAAGCTACCGCATTGACAGTAGCGACTTTGATTTTGACGACACCGTGTACCGCACGAGGGAAGCGACTGCGGTTCTTCTCGAAATCTATTGGGGAGACGAACGATGAGTGCCGTTGAAGAGATCCAGGCAGCGATCGAGAAGCTGACCAAACTCAAGGCGGAGAGCACGCCGGGGCCGTGGTTCCTGACATACGAGAAATCGACTCACCCGAGATTGTGGGGTAACGCATCCGAGAACGATGCGGATCCGGTCGCGCTCGCTCAGAACAGGGGCAACGCAGAGCTGATCGTCCTGCTGCATCGCACCATTGACGCGCAACTGGCGATCCTGAACCACGATGTCGCCCTGTTCACGGAGTTTGAGGAGCACGGCAACGCCAGACAGTGGGAATTAGCGATTGAACGCGCGGGCGATCTCGCATTGGCGCGTGCGATCAACGGAGACACACAGTGATGAAGCGTCGTATGTATACCTGTGAGCATGGCGAGTTCATCCCGGCACCAAAGGGGTACTACCGCATGGCACCTGTCCTCATGGTCGGCACTGTCCTGCTGGGGTTGAACGTGACTGTCTCGGCTGGGTTCGCGCTCCTGATCACGGGGGTGTCCTGGTGACTGATCTGACGGACCAGATTCTGACGATGAGTCGCTCGACTCCGACTGAGGTCGACCTGACTGGGGTGGCAGCGCAGCGACTCCTCGCAGTCGACAGTGTTGTTACGGGATGGCTTGAGTCTCTCGAGCAGGACCACGGAGATTCCGTATCGGCAGACCTTGTGAAACACATCCTCCACGACATCCGTGCGCGCGCTCGCGGCCTCGAGCTCACTCCGAAACCTGAACGGGTGGTCATCTGATGCGCCCAACCATGTTCGTCCTCCTGCTAACCGTCGCGGCGCTCGCGGTCGCTTTCCTGATTTGGCGATTGTTGTTCGTTGTTGCCCCTGTTTTTGTTCCTTCTCAACTTCCGACTGTGTGAGGCCCGTGATGAGTAAGCAAGAGATCAAGAAGATTCGTGTTCAGTCGTATAAGGGTGTGCGCGAGATTGTGGTGGAGCCTGAGGGCCGTGCGCTTGTTGTGATCGCTGGTGGGAATGGGGCGGGGAAGTCGTCGTTTATTGATGCGGTGTCGGAGTTGTTTGCTCCGGGCGGGATCCGTAAGACACCAGCTCCACGGTTGAAGGGTGAAGACGAGGCGCTCGTGGAGGTTACGACTGACACGGCGCGGATTGTGCGGCGCTGGAAGAAGGATGATGCCGGCCAGCTGGATGCGTATGCGTTGGATGGGTCGAAGCATCCGTCGGGTACGAAGTTTGTTCTCGAGGCGACGGGTGGTGCTTTGTTTGATCCTGCCGCGTTTATGCGGATGGATGCGAAGGATCAGCGTGATGAGTTGCTGACCCGCATCGAGCTCCCTTTTGATCTGGCGAAGTTGGAGGCTGACCGTAAGGCGGCGTTCGATGGTCGCACTGAGGTGTCGCGTGAGGTGAAGCGTCTGCGTGCGGTGAAGCAGTCCCTGCCGGCGGTCGATGAGGCGTTGGTGGAGAAGCCGTCTGCAGACATTGTTGAGCAGCTCGAGCAGGCACACCATGTCGAGCGTGAACGCCACACTCTCGATGATGACGCGTGGCGGGCAACTGAGCAGCTGAAGGACATCAACGAGAAAATCACCAAGCTTGAGGAACACCTCACGCAACTCCGCATCGAACGCGCTGCAGCGCACACCAACGTCGAAGACACCCAGAAGAAACTCGCCGCAGCACCATCACCCATCGACACCGACGAACTCAAGCAACAACTCCGCGACGTCGAGAACGCGAACCGTGCAGCCCACGACAACACCAACGTCCGCGCGAAACACACCGACGTCGAGCGTGAGCTCACCGAAAAAGAAACCACCGAAACCACCCTCACCAAGAAGATCAACGACTACGACACCAAGAAAGTCACGGCGCTCGCGGGTGCGAAGTTGCCGGATCCCTTGTTGTCGATCGAGGGTGACGAGTTGACGTATGACGGTGTTCCTTTCCGTCAGGTGAACAAGGGTAAGCAGACGTTGATCGCGGCGTATGTCGTGATGATGGCCAATCCGGATCTGCGGTTGATGGTGGTTGAGGATGGCGAGGCGTTGGATAACGATTCGTTGGCTGAGTTGGAGAAGCTTGCGCAGGAGCATGGCTATCTGGTGTTGGCTGCGCGTGATCGTGATCGTCCGGTATCGGCTCACGTTCTTGTTGATGGCGTGGTGCAGTCATGAAGTCACCCATTCAGTACTTCGGCGCCAAGACAAACATCGCTGATCAACTCGTAGGGCTGATGCCTGAGCACCGCGGATACATTGAGCCCTTCGCAGGTTCGCTCTCCGTGCTCCTAGCAAAGCCGGCATCCAAAATTGAAATCGTCAACGACCTCGACCGTCAACTACTCACCTTTTGGCGTGTACTCCGCGACAACGGTGAAGAACTTCTCCGCCGTGCAGACCTCACACCGCACTCTCGTGAAGCACTCCGTGAGGCAGCCGAACTAGACGGCGACGACGACATATCCGTCGCCCTCCAAGTCTGGGTTCTACTTACTCAAGGTCGCTCACGAACGATGAAGCGTACAGGGTGGAGGTTCTACGCTGATCCGAACGGCACAAGCGCTTCCTTCCAGACGTACATGGATGCCTACAGGAGCCGGCTCGGCCCAACAATGGACCGCATCCGATCAGTATCCCTCGAGTGCAGGCCAGCACTCGATGTCATCGCGCAGTACGGAGCGTTCCAAGACAACCTCCTCTACGTCGATCCTCCATACCTCGCATCTACAAGACGACCAGGACGCTACACCCACGAAATGGGAGGCGAGAACGAACACACCGCGCTCGCCGAAGCACTGGATATCTGCAATGCGAAGGTGATGCTTTCTGGTTACCCTTCGGCGCTTTACGACGAGCTCTATGCCGATTGGAACCGAGTTGACATTGGAGCTCGCTCAGACAATGCGATCACCAGGAGCGTGGCTGAGTCGGTCTGGATGAATTACGAACCGAGTGGCCGCCTCGACTTCTCGCAACTTGAGAGCGTGGTCGCGTCGTGATGGCCCGTGCCGAACTGACTGATGCTGTGGAATCTCTGCAGCGTGTGGGCGGCATCTACGATCTGATCGCTGCGTGTGTTGAGCGTGACGGTGCTGAGCGGGTGAGCAGCTGATGGCGGCTCCACTGTGTTCGGAAGCGGAATGCTCGCGGCAGGTCATCGCTCGCGGGCTATGCCGTAAGCATTATCTCGCCGCGTGGCGTGCTGGTGGGCAGTTGCCGGCGTCTAGTTGTAGGGCGAAGCAGAAGCTACTTTGCCCGCCAGAGCATCCGCACGATGCGGATACATGCTGGGTTGAGCACGGTTGCCGGTGTGCACGTTGTGCCCACGCTCGCCATATGGAGCGGCAGCGTCGACGCTACCGCTTGCGTGCTTATGGTCGCGAGAATCAGATTGTTGGAGAGCGTGCTGATGCGGGCCCGGTACGTGAGCGGTTGCTTGAGCTACGCGATTCTGGCTTCGGGCTTGAACGTGTCGCCGATGCGGCCAACGTCCCTCGCGGTTCTGTCATGGACATCATGTACGGACGACGTGGTGCTGCACGAGAACATGAGAAGACGAAGCGGGCTGCTCGCACGACTAAAGCCGAATTCGCTGAACGGATTTTGGCGCTAGATCCGGACGACATTGACCCGGCGATGCTGACGAACCTGGGCACGACGCGGCGCATCCAGGCACTCATAGCAATGGGCCACACCCAAACTGAGCTAGCTCGCCGCTTCAACATGAGCCCTCAAAACTTCCACAAACTTGTTTTTGGGAAGCGCCCTCGAGTGTCGGCGAATACTGCCGCGCTCGCGGTGGCCACGTTTGCTGAGTTGTGGGCTGTGCGCCCGGTGGGTGCGCGGGCTGATAACGCTCGAGCGTTGGCGGTGAAGTATCGGTGGTTGTCACCGTTGGCGTGGGACGACATCGATGCCGACCGGGAGCCTCGCTTCGTCGACAACACGGATCAGATCGATGAGGTGGCGGTTGAGCTCGCGGTCAGTGGTGAGCGGATTCGGTTGTCGCATGCTGAGCGGCAAGAGGCGATCCGGCGTCTTCACGCATTGCACTGGTCCGATTCTCGGATTGCGGGGCAGCTGCATCTCGCTGCGCGGACGGTGTGGCGTAACCGTCAGGACCTTGAACTTGCCGCTGTTGTGGGCGCGGATAAAGAACTGATCGTGGCGTAGGCCACCAAATACGAGGAGTAACTAATGACTGCAGGTACGAGTATTGAGATGGTTGACCCGTCGACGTTGTTGGTGAGCGCGAACGTTCGTAAGGATGTTGTGTTGCTGCCGGCGTTTCTTGAGTCGATCAAGGAGCACGGGGTTCTGGTTCCCATTGTTGTCGATCGCACTGGGGCGGGGCTTGAGGTTGTTGATGGTCAGCGTCGCACTCTTGCTGCGGTCCAGGTCGAGCTTGCGGATGTGCCGGTGTGGGTGACGTCGCCGCTGGAGAATGATCAGGAGCGCATCATTGAGCAGCTCGTGGTGAATATGCACCGGGAGGATGTGTCGGAGAAGGACACGCGGGATGCGATTTCGGATTTGGCTTTGTTCGATATGAAGGTGCCGGCGATCGCGAAGAAGCTGGGTATCGATGCCGCTTTCATCGTGCAGTCAGTTGTTGTGGGCAAGTCGCCGGCCGCGAAGGAGCTGCTGGCTTCGGAGACGGTCCGGTTCGATATGGCTCTGACTGTTGCTGAGTTCGAGGACGAGCCTGAGCAGCAGAAGTCGCTGCTTGAGTTGATCGCGAATGGGCGCCAGTGGGATGTGCGCGCTCGCGCACAGGAATTCCGTGATGCTGCTGAGGCTGCCCCACTGATCACGGCTCTGGAAGAGAACGGATTGACCATCGTCCAGCAGCCGGACTACAACCAGTCGGATCCTCAGAGCGTGTCTCGTCTATACACGGACGAGAAGATGACGCAGCAGGTGGACGGGCTCCTGCACGAGGAGATCGTGGCACTGGCGGGTGATGGTCTGTGTGCGTTCGTGTTCTTCGCGTGGGAGGGCCAGAACCGTGTGCCAAGGATCGGATATGCGATCAAGGGTTGGCAATCCCTGGGGTTGTTTTCTCGCTCTTCGGGCGGCACGTCGAAGGCGACGACACCAGAAGAGGTCGAGGCGGAGAAGGATGCCCGTCGTGCTGCCCGCGAGACAACGAAGTCGTGGGTTGCAGCATCAGCGCTGCGCATCGAGTTCCTGCAGGATCTCGTGAAGCGTAAGGCTCTGCCGAAGGGCTGGGAGCCGTTCGTGATTGCGCGTCTGCTGGATAGCAACATTGGTGGTTCGGGTCCGTGGCGGATGACGTTGGCGATTCTTGGATTGAAGGAGCCGGCCGATGCGTATTCTCAGCGCGGCACCGTCGAGAAGCACTTGCAGAATGCGCCAACGCGTGCCCTGCACATTGGCCTAGCTGCGTACCTCGGCAACGTTGAAGGCGGCTATGAGTTTGACCGCAAGGGTTGGGATCAGGCTGCGACGAAACCGTACCTGTTGCAGCTCGAGAAGTGGGGCTACGTCCTGTCTGATGTCGAGCGTGCGGCTGCTAGTTACACCGGCGAAGCGTCGGAGGTTGCAGCGTGAGTGTCAAAGCCATAGATCGTGCTGCGGTCTATAACCGAGATGGGCACATGTGTGTACTCGCGCAGGTAGATCACCGCTTCGACAAGTGCTGGGGTCCTTTGACCATTCAGCACACTGTTGGTCGCGGCGCCGGCGGCAGCAAACTCTTCGACACCCCTGACCTGTTGGTCGCCATGTGCAACGGCCACAACACCCTTGCGACATCGAATGCAGACTTTGCCCGCTTCTGCACTGGAAGAGGGTTGGTGCGCTCGCGGAATGCGAAGCGGGATCCTCGCCTGGTGCCGGTGCAGTACGCGGATGGTTGGTTTCGTCTTGAGGGTGACCAGCGTGTGCCGTTGCACCGGTTGGACGCAGAGGAGTTCATGTTTCTGATTGGGGCTTTGTCGAATGAGTTGGAGGAGCGGTCGTGAGTTTGCCGGGGACGACGATGATCTACGCCGTGTATTGGCCTGAGCGCAATGTGCTGAAGGTCGGTCGTGCGTGGAAGATGTCTCGCTTGCGTGGCCTGATGGAGACGGGCGGGCGTGTGTTGTTGCTGATGCGAGATTGTCCGCTCTGGGAAGAACAGGCCGCGCTCTCCGAGTTGCGCTTGACGTTCGTGCGCGCATTTGCCACGGAGCAGGAAGGGTCCTCGATTCTTCCGCGGGGTCGCGGTTTCACGGAATGTTTCCGGGTTGCGGTGGCGGACCTAGAACACGCCGTTAAGACAATCTTTAGAGGAATAGCACGTCATGATTACCAACTCAATGCGGCCTCTGCCGCCGGACATTCTGATCGAGCGGCGTCTGAGCACGTTGCCTGTGGAAGTGCGTTGGACCGCGATCGGGTTGCGGATGTACGCAGACGATCACGGTCGGGAGGTTCTCGACCCACATCTGTTGCGGTCAGCGATTTGGCCAGGCGATCCACACATCACGACGTCAATGGTGGAGGATCACGTCTTGGAGCTGGACGCGGTGGGGTATGTCGTAATTTACGACGCGGCGGGGGAGACGCTGTTCGCTCTCGCACGTTGGGGGAAGGTTTCTCACGCGGATCCGTCGTACTATCCGCCGCCTCCTCCGGAAGCGTTCCAGAATATTTCCAGATTTGCTCTGGACAGATTTCCGGCTGTGGAGAGAGAGGGGGAGAGTGCGAGCGGGAGTGCGGGCGAGGGCGAGGGTGTGGGTGTGGGGCCTTCCGGTATCGATCCAGATCTATTCCCGTCCCCATTCTGTTCAGAGCATCCTCTGGGAACTACGGAAGATTGCAGAAACTGTGGCACCGCCCGCCTTCGTCTAAAGCTCGTAGAGAGGCAGCGTCGCGTTCGAGCGAAAGCGGATCTAGCCGAGGACGCAGCCAACCACGATCGTTAGCTATCTTCAGCGCGGGGGTGCTCTGATGGGTGCCAAGTGGAGGATCAAGTCCTCACCAGTCACCATCGACGGCCAACGGCAGTGGGTATGGCGAGCAATCAGCCCGTCAATCAACATCATCTCGCAGCTGTTCATCGGTGAGTTCCTGTTCCGCGATCAGCCGGCAGCGCTCGCTTACGTCCTCGAGCAGATCGAAGCCGGCGCGCTCGCGGAGGCCACAGCATGACGCTCTCACACTTCACGAAACCTCCCCGCAGCTCGCGGGCTAGGGCTCAACGGTTGACCTCAATTCTTGAAACTCATGCTGCGTGGGAGCGTCGCACATTGGCTGACCTTCGTGTCGCCGGCTTCAACTTCACCACCGTCGACCAAGCATTCCGCTATTTGGCGCCGCAGCGCACATTAGCGCGAATGTCTGCCGATGATTTGGTGCAGTTCGTTGCAGATCAAGAACCGATTAGAGAGAAAGAAGGCGCTCGCAGTGGACGTTCATGAGCATGACTATTGGAGAAACCCTGGGGGCACATTGGAGTGCGCTTGTGGTGCTTCAAAGCGGCCGTTAGACCCTGCCCCGGATGTTCCTGTTGTGGAGCAGTGGCTGATTACAGCTCCGCAGTCGGTCTTCGAGGCGTTGATGGAAGTCGCGCAGGAGCGCTCGCGTCAGGATGCCCGCTGGGGCATGCAGGACCACCCTGACGGCACTGGTAAGAAATCTGTTCCGCTGAATCGAATTGTCCACAATGGCCCAATTTCGGAACGCAGCGGATCGAATCACTTTGCGTTTGGACTGTCACTCATGGCGAAGCAGGCGACAGACCGCGCCGCAAAGGAAGGGATGGTGTCGTGGGCAGACATCTTGCTTGAGGAGGTTTTCGAGGCGATGGCTGAGGAAGATCCGGTGAAGTTGGTGCAGGAGCTGACTCAGGTTGCTGCGGTTGCGGTGGCGTGGGTTGAGGCGATCGAGCGTAGGTTGCGGGAGTCCGGGACAGGACAGAGCGCATGAAGCTACGCATCCCGAAAGTGGTCTTGGTGACTGCCGTCGAGCGCGCCCCACGCTTACTGACCGCAAACGTCTACTACGAGTCGCAGGTGATCGGTGTTGCCGTGCGCCTGTGGTCGCGCCGAGCGCCCGCCTACGGGCACCGGATGCTGTCGATCTTGTGGGCACGACCCACCGTCCCGCAATCGCACGGTTCAGAGGTGCAGAAATGACGCACTACAGGAGCTTGGTGCAGACGTACTACTGCGACGGTCGAGGTGATAGCGGAGGTATCTGCATCGCTTCTTTTGAGACCCACTCCGGCACCGCCAAGGATGCGTGGCGGCAGGCCCGCGAAGACGGTTGGAAGAAGCACGGCAAAGGCCACCTGTGCCCGCGTCACGACACGAACCCACAACCGCACGATTCAGAGACAGGACAGAGCGCATGAGCCACACGATAGAGATCACTCGGCTTGCCGATGAGACTAGCGATGACGTGGAGTACGAGATATCAGGCACGTGCGACCAAAGTTGCAAGGTGTGGCGTGGTTGCGGGCGCCAGGCGTGCCAGCGGATGAATCCTGACTATGCGCCGTTCGATGAGCGTCATCGTCACGGTGTTGAGCACCAGCGCATCGATGGTGAATGGATGGTCGAGACCAACGAGTGTGGCCTCCAATTCGCCTATGATCTTGCATCCAATGCTGGCGATGCCCCTGCGTGTGGAGTGTACTCGCTGCACGTTGATTGGAACGGCGACGCTTGGTTAACCGAAGTTGGCTACCTAAAACAGCATGATTCTGGGGAGGCCGAGCGTGGTTAGTCGGAAGAATGCGGTCTATATCTGTGGCGGCGACGATCGTCCTGGTCCCCGTGACACTTGCCCGAACACGCTGCACGACTGGCCCCTGCCTGCTGGGTATACAGATGCAGCTCAAGCAGCAGGATCTCGCCTACGCCGCGGGTGGGTGAACAAGCGTTGTCCCGATTGTCAGTTGTACGGATGGGTTCCGGGCCGGCTCAATGGTGAAGCACCTACCCGTATGGAATCGCACGGTTCTGAGTCGGGCGGTGCCTGATGCCTCAGTTGTTGAAGCATTTGACGCCTGTGGCACGTAAGCCTCATCTGTGTGGTTCGTGTGGGGCAGTTGCTGTTCGTCCTGGTGAGCGGTATGACCGCTCGACGTATCTCTTTGATGGTTCGGTTTACGACTGGGTGTCGTGCCTGGCGTGTAAGGGCTTGGCGTCTGTGGTCTTCGACTGGGTGGTCGATCCGGATGAGGGCATCAGTCGTGACGACTACCAGGGGTGGGCTACTGAGATGACCAACGATGTGGTGCATGGTGTAGCGGCTCGCGCGTGGCTATTCCGTGCAGGTGTCACCGTCCCGGATCCACCAATCAACGAAACCCCAACCTCAGTACAGCTGCATCAACCTGATGCCCTCTTCAACCTCACCCCAAACCAAACAACAAAACCCGCGGCGCTCGCGGAATCAATCAAGGAGACAGAGCGATGAGTTCGACATTGACACATCAGTACACGGGAACGCTCACGATCATCGAGTGCGCGAGCTGTCATATGGACTTCGGGATGAAACCGGAGTTCGTGCAGCAGCGTCGTGACGACCACAAGAACTTCTATTGCCCTCAAGGGCACGATCTCTGCTTTGGCGGCAGGTCAAAGGCGGAGCGGTTAGCCGAGCAGCTTGAGCGTGAGAAGCGGCTTCGTGGGTGGTCGGAGGCATCGCTCACAGCGGTGCGCGATCAGCTCGGCGCTACTGAGCGGAGTTTGGTTGGCCATAAGGCTGCCAAGACGCGGATCAAGAACCGGATCGCGGCCGGCGTATGCCCATGCTGTAACCGGTCGTTCCAGAACGTTGAGAAGCATATGTCTGGGCAGCATCCGGACTTTGCTCACAAGAAGGAAGAGGGCATCTGATGGCCGGCGAAACCGTGATCTGTGTTGTGGGGAATCTGACGGCGGATCCTGAGTTGCGGTATACGCAGGGTGGTTTGGCGGTGGCGAACTTCACGATCGCATCTACGCCTCGAAACTTCGACCGGGCATCGAGTGAGTGGAAGGACGGTGAGGCTCTGTTCTTGCGTGCGTCTTGTTGGCGTGAGTTCGCGGAGCATGTTGCGAGCTCGCTGACTAAGGGAACCCGTGTTGTTGCGCAGGGTCGTCTTCGTCAGCGTTCCTACGAAACCAAGGAGGGGGAGAAGCGCACGAGCATGGAACTGGAGATCGACGAAGTCGGTCCCAGCCTCCGTTATGCAACGGCGCAGGTAACCCGTGCACCCCGTGATAGCTCGGCCCCTCGTGGCGCCCAGCAGAACGGTGGCGGACAGCCAAACGAAGAGCCGTGGGCGGCTAGCGCTCCCACAGCCTCTGGCGACGTATGGAACACCCCAAGCAACTACTCCGACGAAACACCTTTCTAGGGAGAATGCGATGTCGAAAGATGTTTCTATCACCGACCTGATTGCGCGGATGCGGCATGATTTCGAGCCGTCGAATTTGTTTGCCAATGCCTCGCTCGAAGTGGTGATGAGCACGGCGGCGGATGCTTTGGAGAACAACCAGAACACTTTGAATTATGACCGCGACTACATCAAGCGCTTAGAGGCGAAGATTTCCGCTTTGGAGGCTGTCACCGTACCGACCGAGACTGATGTTTGGGAATCGAAGCCAGATGGCCGTATAGGTATGACGGATTCTGCAAAGGCTAAGTGGGCTGCGATTCAGGCCGTACCGACCGAGAACGACGAATGGCCACTAAAGGCTGCATTGGACGCTCTTGACCGGGAAGAGAACTGGTCACGCGATCCTGATTCAAATGGTTGGGTTTATGACATTCAAGGCGGAGCACGGTCGATCATTGCTTCTGGTTTCCGTCTCCCTGTCCCGGTAGAGCCTGAATGGGAGTACGGCTTTAGTGCTGATGGTGGGATGGTGGTTGATCGTGCGTTCGGGATTATCCCGTTTGAGACTGCCGAGGCGGCTGAGCACACGGGATCTAAGTGGTTTGAGAGAACGCTTGACATTGTCCGCCGTACGAAGGGTGTCCCTGCTGGCGAGTGGCAACCTGTGGCATCCGACGAGTTGGAGGGTACGAGCTGATGGGTAATAACGATGTTGCTGAGCAGCTCACGGTTGCGATTGAGGATTGTATTCGGACAGAGCGGGCGCTCGCAGCGATGGAGACTCTGTTTTCAGGTGAGTTGGCGCGCATGCAGTCGACGGATGCTGTGTTGCGTGGGATTCACGTGATGGAGTTGTTTGGTGACTGCGTGGAGGATGGGCAGAGGTTCCCGTGTCGCACTGTTCGGGTGCTGAATGTGGTGAGGGATCACAATCCGCCGGTGGTGCCTGAGGGGTCGCCTGTTGACGGTGAGGGTGATACCCAGTGAACCACGTCGTCAAGCATGAAGCCCGTGTCTATTACGGCGACTGGCATGCCTTCGCGTATTGCGTCACGGAGGGTTGTGGGTGGGAGGGTCCGCATTCGAACCTCTATTTCGCGCATGGCCGAGACCTCACAGGGAAGTCACATTCCGATTATGCGCGAAAGCATGAACGAAAAATGAACCGTCGTTGGAGGCGCTTGCTCTCACGTCTCGTCAACAGCAAAACCTTGAGAGGCACCTCATGACCACCCGGCCGCGTACTCGACGTTATTTCCCGAGGATGAAGGTCCGTGGTGCTCGTCGTCGGTGGCAGGTCGAGGCTGATTCTCAGCGCAGAGATTTGCTGGGGCTGCAGGCGGCGTATGAAGCGTTCATGCATTCGCTCGTGCCGTCAGTGTTTCAGTGGGCGACGTTCGATAGGTGGTTGGATCGCGTGTCGGCGGATCAGGGCATACAAGGTGTTCAGGAACATGATGTGAAGGGTGTGGAGTGATGAATTCTGAGTTGAGTGAGCTTCTTTTGGCGGTTGATGCGTTGACGAGGCCTGTGGTGGTGGCGCAGTGGCAGGGCGAGGTGGGTGAGCGCACTATTTTCAAGCGGACTGATGAGCCGTTGTTGGTGCAGTTGCGGTTGGCGATTCATAACAATATTGGTGGGTCTGGTGGGGGGAAGCAGGCTCGTGAGCGGACTCCGTTGGATGTGGGGGCGTTTGCGTTGTTTGAGGATATTGATGGGCGGGTGCGTTCGTGGTTGTCTGATTTGGGTGGTCGTGTGGGGAAGGATTTGACTACGGAGGCGGTGTTGCGGGCGTGGTACGTGTTGTGGTCTGCGGGGCCGCATAGGTCGCTGTTGGTGGAGCGGTACACGGACATGTTGGAGGGGTGGGCTCAGCAGATCAAGGACAAGTTGGATCCGCCGGCGCAGATTGAGATTACGGCTCCGTGTCCTGTGTGTGGGGTGGAGTGGCTGAATGTTGGTTTGAAGCTTCCGGACGGCAGTGATGATCCGAATGATGTTGAGCGGCTCCGTGTTCTCGCGGCTGTTGAGCGGGAGAACATGGATGATTCGTTTGCGATGTGTAAGTCGTGTAATCGGGTGTGGCGGGGCGTTGGTCAGATGCGGGCGCTCAGAATCGCAATGGATGATCGGGAGTCTGCGAGCGCCGAGGGTGGTGGGGTCGCGTGAGTGCGCAATTCGTCGCTCGAGGTAGACGACATGTTGACATCCGGGGCGTTGGCAAGTGCCTGCAGAGTGAGGGGTGGCATGTGTATGCCGCTGGTCCGTGTTTCGTGTCGACGGAAGAGGCGATCGCCTACAGGGATCGGTTGGACTTCGCTGAGGAAGTGTATTGGCCATCGGATAAGCCGTGGCCACCGAACCCGCCGCAGGGGTGGATCAATCCGCGCTCGCAGCAGCCTGAGAAGGGAGAGCGCTCGTGAGGCTGAATGGGTTTCAGTGGCGGTCGGAGAATGTGTTGGCTGAGGGTAAGCGTGATGGCAGTGTGGAGGTGTCGGTTCGGATCAATGGTGTTGCGATGTCGTCGACGTTGGACACGCTGGCGGCGGATGATTTGGCGAAGTTCATCATTGATCAGGGGATAGCGCATCGGGCGGCGTTGAGGGAGCAGGATCAGATGGTGGAGCGTCTCTTGGAGCCTGCATTGCCGCCTCATCTCGCGCGGTTTTACGGATTCGATCGTGAGCAGCTCGCTATGGCGGTGGAGCTCGTCACGACGACTCAGTTCGGTTCGAGGTCGATGATCCAGCGTCGGCTTCGTGTTGGGTTTGCGAAGGCGGGTCGGATCATGGACGAGTTGGAGCGTCTCGGGGTATTGGCGCCGGAGACCCAGCCGGCCAAAGCTCGCGACGTCCTCGTATCGCCCGGCTGGCGACTGCCTGAAGCGAGCGCCGATGGGAAGGGGGATAGCGCATGAGGTACTTTCCGGCTTTTTGTAAGCACCGTCACACGCGTTGCGTGCACGGTGACGAGATCATTCACCGCAACTTCCGCCGCATTGCGTGTCTGGATTGTGATCGAAGCCTGAAGGGTCCGTTGCCCGCGTATTGCTATGTGACTGGTGATTACCACCTGGGCATGGAAGAGACGGGTGAGCAGAGTGCCTGAGCAGCTGCAGGAGGCGCTCGCTGCACGCGATCGAGTATTCGCTGCAGCTCAAGCCGAAATCGACAACCTGGACAAAGCCCGCGCTAACGGAACGGCCTACACCTATGGGCAAATCCAAGAACGGCTGCGGGCAGCACTCACCCCACAACCCGAAACAACAACAACCCCGGCGCTCGCGGGAGTCCGCGACGAGTCGTCAACTAAGAAAGGATGAAGTCGATGGATCCGAATAACGGAAGGCTCTACCCATCTGTCGAGCATGCTCGTGCTGAGGGGGTCGAAGAACCTGTCGAGATAGTTGGAACGCCAGATGCGGTGAGCCGAATCTCGGCGGCCGTTCGTGCTCAACACCAGGCCAAGCGAAAAGCTCAAAAGAAAGCTAGGAAGGCACACCGTGGTTGAGGGCGACACGCCGCAACGAATGTAGTTGCTGAGGTCGGCTGACAGGCAATAGAATGTGGGTGCGCTGGTTCACCGTCTCTTCTGACGGGACCGGCGCTTTCGCATTTCTAGTCTTCGGCACTCGCTCCCGACCCTTTCTCTGATAGCAGCGGGCTTCGCGCATGTGCCGTTCATCTTCCACGTCAACACTTCGGTGAAGGGCGCTACCTCAATCCGGTTCCTGACTTCCCGGTTGGCGTACCTGCGTGGATCCTTCTTCGGTCGCTACCCGAAGGATGGCCAGCATCACCGCTGGATACAAACGCAGCCGAGCGCTGCCATAGACGACGATGGGGTGTCTGCCTGCCTTCGTGGGCATCCTGTCGTCGGCAACCTCAAGGGAGAGGTGCACGTGTCTGACCCATATATCTGTTCTCATTGTGGGCACCGTTATGTGGTTCCATCAATTGCCCGGGACTGTGAAAGGCGCAACCGATGATCCTCGAAACGACGGTCAAGCGCTACACAGCAGTATGCGATTCATGCGGATGGAAATCTAGCCCAAACCCTCGTGAGGTATACGCGGAGCACGACCTAGACATTCACAAGTGTGGAGATCACCGTGAAGAGCACAACAGCACAGGTGGTTTCCGGGGCATTCTCGGCGGCTATAACCGTCGCTGCGTATGTGGCAGTCATTATATCAGCGATGTTCCGGATGAGTTTCGTTGCCCAAAGGACGACCAATGACTGACTTCGTTGGCCCTAATGGTGAAGAGTTCTCTACCGGGTCAATACGCATCAACTTCACCCGTGCTGTGCAAGAAGCCGCTAACCGCACCATCACCCACAACGAGCAAGAAACCCTACACGGAACAACCGTATGGGTACCTGAAGGCCACATCTTCTTCACCTGCCCCGCACCGAAAGCGTAAGAGCTTGCCGTTGCGGTGGGGCTTCTTACGTTGGAGGTGCACATGGCCGCTGATTCGTATCGGGGCCTCTCCCGAGAGTCAGCCGCGAACCTTACGGTGATCAACCGCTCAACTCGTTCGACATCTCGGGAGATAGCCACTTCGCCGCATACAGCTAGGCGACTCGCTTGCGCGCCCGTCAACGTTCAGAGTCTACGACACACATAGGGGCGACGCCATGGCCAGGACGAACACCCGCCGGATGAACCTCCTGCGTGACGAGTTCTTCGAGACAGCCCGCGCACAGTCGCAGTCGTCCGATCCAGATGTGCGGGCGCTGTCCGACTGCTGGCTTTGCAAGATGCCGATCGACTACGTCGCCGACCCACACACCACGCCAGACAGTCACAACCTCGACCACTACAAGGTAGTCCGCGACTTCCCAGAGTTGCAGGAAGACCCGAGCAACTTTCGGCATGCTCATCGAGCATGCAACCAAGGGCGCGGGGCCAACACGCCAGCCCTCGGCCTGGGCGCTGCAGTTGCCGACTGGTGGTGAACATAATGACAGGAGAACCGACCATGGCCGCACTGCTACCCATTACTGGAACTGTGAGCGTCACCTTCGACGGGTGCGAAGCGACAGCTCTCGGAACGTTCAGCATCCCAGTCACCGCGAGCATCGACGCCGCGACCGGCATACACCACCTCGCCGCCGCAACCGACGAGGCGATCATCACCGCGATGGCCGAAGCGCTCAGGTCCACGGCAGACCAGATCCTCGCCACCCTCCCGACGGCAGTAGCCGAGACCATCGCTATCTGCCCGACCTGTGGTGCTGAGCTCGGAGTAATGGACGCCTCGATCACTATTGAGCACAGCATCAACGGGCAGCACATCGAGAACCACCGATACTGACCGGGAAATGCCCCCTGAATGGGGGAACCGCCATAAAATCCAGCGATGGGTCGGGGGCCGGCCACGAGCCAGGGGGAGCTTTCCTCCCTCCCCGACCGTCTGACCGGGGGTCGCGCGTGCGCGTGCGCGGGAAGAGGGGTGCGAAATGGGCAATGTTGTTGAGGCCACGGGCGTTTCGGTCGTTGCGGCTGATCATCTTGACCGTGAGGGCAAGGATGCCGGCGCGATCGCGGCTCTGCTGGCTCTGGCTCGCAAGATAGACGATTACGACACGGTCCTCGAGCATGTGCTGGAGATGATCGCGGAGGACCCGGAGTCCAAGATTCGCCCGCCGGCGTCGGACAACGTCTCTCTTCCCACCTATTTGAAGTACTGCGAGTCCCTCGGCTTGACGCCTGGCGGCCGTGGCGAGCTTGCGGCCGGCAAGAAGTCGGGGCCCGCTCCCAAGGATGAGCTTGCTGAGTTCCGAATGGAGCACGGTATCGCCTAGTTTTCCCGGAGGTTGACGTGGCTGCGAAGCTCCTAGGGCGCACCGAACCCCGCATTTTCACGAAGCCTCTCCGCGAGTTGACCCCGGAAACCTCTCGCGGGTTCGAGGTAATCAAGTTCGCGCTGGTGTTTCTTGGCGTCGACCTCTACCCCTGGCAGAAGTTCCTACTGATTAGCGCGCTCGAGCTGATGCCCGATGGGCAGTATCGGTTCAAGCGCGTCATCGTTCTCGTAGCCAGGCAGCAAGGTAAGACCACTCTTGCCTCCGTCCTCGCCGCGTGGTGGCTGTTTGTTGACTCTCAACGTCACCCGGACATGGTGCCGCCGGTGAAGTTCAAGGTTGTGGGTGTCGCCCAGAATCTCGACATTGCTCGTGAGCCGTGGGCCGTGGTGAAGATGTGGTGCGATCCTGAGCCGGACACGGACGAGGAGCGCGAGCTCGCGTTGCCGGCCTTGCAGAACGCAACGGCGAAGGTGTCGGACACGAACGGCAAGGAAGGTATTTACGCCCGTTCGCGTGCTCATTACGAGATCCGTGCTGCTGCGAACGCTCGTGGCAAGCCTGCCGCGCGTGTGCTCATGGATGAGGCGCGTGAGCAGAAGACGTGGACGGCTTGGAACGCTGTCTCTCAGACGCTGAAGTCGTTCTGGTCCGGTCAGATGTGGTGCATCTCGAACGCGGGTGATTCGTCTGCGGTCGTGCTACGAACGCAGCGCACCGCCGCTCTTGAGTCGATAGCGGAGTGGGAAGAGTACGTCGAGGCCGGCGTTATGTCGGCTGAGGATTTCGCGAACTCCCACGATGTCACTCTTGGCTTGTTCGAGTGGTCGGCGCCCGATGGGTGTGCGCTCGATGATGTCGATGCGATCTTGCAGGCGAATCCGTCTATCGGCCATGGTGCGATGACTGTTCAGTCGGCGCTGTCCGATATTCGCGGCATGACCGAGGCTGGGTATCGCACTGAGGTGTTGTGCCAGTGGGTTGTCGCGGATGTGGATTCGTTCATTGACGTGAAGGAGTTCCGTCTTAGGACGGTGCCCGTCGATGAGGTCTCAATTCCGAAGGGTTCCCGCACGGTGTGGGGCGTCGATGTTTCGCATGACCGCAAGACGACGTGGCTTTCCGCTGCGGTGCTCGCGGAGGACGGAAGGCCGTTCACCACGGTGCGCCTGTCGCGTGCCGGGATGATGTGGCTGCCCGAGTACCTTGCGGAGCTTGCCGAGGCATCCGGGCACCGGGAGGTCGCTGTGAACGCCAAGGGTTGCCCGGCGATGGAGTTCATCGAGCCGCTCAAGAAGCTTGGTCTTATCGTTCATGAGTTCGACGGTCCGCAGTATGCGATTGCGACTGGGCGATTCCGTGATGCGGTGCGTGACGAGAAGCTTCTCGTCATCGCTCAGCCTGACATTGACCTTGCTGTGCAGGGCGGTGTTGTTGTTCCGTACGCCGACAATATGGCGTGGTCGCGTCCGAAGTCGCTACCGATCGATATCTCTGGGCTTATCGCGGAGACGATCGCGCTGTACGCCCTCGAGCTGCTCAAGCCCGAGCCGGTCGAAGCTGCACCACCACCTCCACCACAGGCCGAGATGGTCACCCGCGACGACGTAACACCGTCCGACGCGAATTTAGCTACCGCCCAATTCTGAAAGTAGGTGCCGCATGGCCGAGCAGGGCTATCAAGTAAGCGGCCTCTCGTCGTGGGCGAGCATGGCCGCAGAGTCCCAGGAGACCAACCCGGACCTCACGTGGCCGCTGTCGGTCGAGGTCTTCGACAAGATGCGCCGCGAGGATTCGCAGATCGGGTCTGTGCTGCGCGCTGTCACACTCCCGATTCGTGGTGCTGAGTGGATGATCGACCCGGCCGGCGCCAGCGATGAGGTCGTGGATCTTGTGTCCACTGACCTTGGTCTGCCGGTGAAGGGTCAGGCTCCGGTGAATCCGCTGCGCACGAAGGGACGTTTCCAGTGGGGTGAGCATCTGCGGCTGGCGTTACTCGAGTTGGTCTACGGCCATTCTTATTTCGAGCAGGTGTACAAGCCGGAAGATGGAAAGCTGCGGCTCAAGAAACTCGCATGGCGTCCGCCGCGCAGCATCTCGTCTGTGAAGGTTGCCCGTGACGGTGGTCTGATTTCGATTCAGCAGCACGGCGTGAAGGAACCAATTACCGTCGACCGGTTGGTGGCGTATGTCAACGATCGTGAGGGCGGCAACTGGATCGGTTCGAGCCTCTTGCGTACGGCCTACAAAAACTGGCTGCTAAAGGACCGCATGCTGCGTGCTCAGGCGTTGACGGTCGAACGCAACGGCCTCGGCGTGCCCGTATACGAAGGCGCTCCGGTGCCGGACAGCGCGGACGTGGCCGAGCGTGAGGCGTGGCAACAGTCTGAGAAGGTCGCCGGTCTCGCCCTCGCCAAGGGGTTCCGCGCTGGTGAAGCTGCCGGAGCTTCGATACCGAACGGTTCGAAGCTCACGCTGATGGGTGTCACTGGCAAACTGCCCGATACTGATCAGCCGATCCGGTACCACGATGAGCAGATCGCTCGCGCGGTGCTGGCTCACTTCCTGAACCTTGGTACCGAGACCGGGTCGTGGGCGCTCGGATCGACGTTCGCTGACTTCTTCACCAGTTCACTCAACGCGGTTGCAGAGCATATTCGAGACACCACCCAGGCGCACGTTGTCGAGGATCTGGTCGATTGGAACTGGGGCGAGACCGAACCGGCACCACGGCTGGTGTTCAAGCCCATCGGTTCAGGCGGGTCGCTCACTGCGGAAGCACTCAAGGGCCTCATCGACGCGGGTGTGATTCAGCCCGACGAGACGCTCGAAGCATTCATGCGGGCGGCGTACAGCCTGCCTGTAAAGGACGCCACCGGTCCCGCCGCCGTTTCGGATGGGTCAATGACCGATACGGATTCCGCAAGGTTCGCCGCCGAGGTAATTCAGAAGGTGTACCTCGGTGTCGGAACCGTGGTCACAAAGTCGGAGGCGCGCGATCTCGTGCGTCGCTCCGGGGCTGAACTCGACGCGGTGACCAACAACGACAAGCCTGAGGAGGCGGCATGACTAGCACAGTAAAACACAACACCCGGTATTGGGGTGACACTGTCCTGCCGAAGTCGAAGGCAGAGTTCTTCAACGCGATTACCACGCCCTCATCGACCGGCGATGGGACCGTGGCGACGATACGGATGTATGGGCCGATCGATTCCTACGGCGGCTTCTGGGGCATCTCCACGAAGGACATGGGCATCGTGCTCGACGCTCTCCCTGATTCGGTGACGCAGATCGTCTTGCGGATCAACAGCCCCGGCGGCGAAGTGTTCGAAGCGATGTCGATCCTCAATATGCTGCGCGCCCACAAAGCGAGTGTGACCGCGGTGGTCGACGGGCTGGCCGCTTCCGCATCATCGTTCGTGGCTGCGGGGTGCGGTGAAACAGTTATGTCGCCCGGCTCTCAGATGATGATCCACTCCCCGATGTCGTTCTCCTATGGCAATGCCGGGGAGTTTCGAAAGACCGCCGACGTGCTCGACAGCGTGGAAGCATCCATGGTCGAGATCTACACCGAGAAGGCGGGCGACAAAGACTGGGCGGCTCTACTTTCAGACGAGACGTGGATGACCGCAACAGCATCCGTCGAGCTTGGTCTCGCCGATCGCATCGCTGTCATTCCCGACGCCGGCGAGACAGAGACGCTCGGCGACGACGTCCTGATCCTGACCGTCCCTGCCGACGAAGACCCACTTGCACTGGCCCGAGTCACTCGGGTCCCCGACCGGGCAGCGGCCCGGTCCCACAATCTCCCGAGCTCGTCCGAGCTGGGACAACCCAACCGAAAGGAACCGCTCGACATGAGTGACATTCTCAAGGCTGGCCTCCGTGAGCGGCTCGGCGTAACCGATGCCGCTATCTCTGACGAGCAGCTCCTCGCTGCTGTTGATGAGGTACTCGCGGAACAGGTCACCGACACCGCCCCCGCCGTCCCGGCTGGCACGGTACTGATCGACTCCACTGTGCTCACCGACCTGCAGGCATCCGCTGCGTTGGGTCGCAAGGCAAGCGAAGCGCAGGACAACAGCCGACGCGAGGCCATCGTGGACAGTGCTGTGCAGGACGGGCGTATCGCGCCGGCCTCGCGCGATACCTGGATCGCATCGCTCAACGCCAACGAGGAGGGCACCACTGCTCTCATCGCTTCGCTCGCGAAGAACCTGGTGCCGGTCGCCGAGATCGGTACCTCTGACGAGCCGTCCGAAGCTGACAGCCTCTACGCACGCGCGTGGGACAACGAAACGAAAGGGGCCTAATCATGGCCGACTACCTGCCTAAGTTTAATAGCGGCAAGCCGTTCACTCTGGCCTCTTCGGCAGACGTGATCGGGGGCCGCGTCCTCGTCGCCTCCGGTGCTGGGACCGTCGCCGCGTCCGGGGCTGACGCTGCAAACGTCGTCGGCGTCGCGGCCTTCGACGCTCTCACCGGTGAGCCGGTGACGATCTTCCCGCGATCGGGTGGCGTGCAGAAGCTCGTCGCCTCCGCGGCCATCGCTGCCGGTGCTCTCGTGATCTCGGCTGCGGCTGGGAAGATCGCGACCGTTGGTACCGGAGTCAACCCAATCGGCATCGCTCTCACCGCTGCCACCGCCGACCTGGACGTCGTTGACGTCCTGTTCATCTAAGGAGCAAGAAAGACATGACGTCTTACACTTATCCGGTAGCGCGGCCCTCGGGCACGCTTACCACAGCAGAGATTCACCTTCTGCTGCGCAACCCTCAGTTGATCGCACGTCGCGTGGATACTCTCACCGACCAGCGTTTCATCGCGGACTACCTGCTCGGGGGTCGTTACTCCGCTGAGGGTGGCGGTATCTTCTACGAGACCGGCGAGCAGATTTTCCCCGCCGACAGCTCAGAGTCGGTCGCCCCCGGTGCCGAGTACCCGAAGACGGTTCTCACCGAGGGTGAACTTGCTTCGGCCAAGACCGACAAGCGCGGTCTTGAGACGGACATCACCGACGAGCGCATCAAGCGTGGCGCGCAGGGTGCCGTCGACCGTGCGCTGAGCAAGATCGTCAACGGCGTCATCCGCGATGTTGACAGCATCGCCATGGCCGTCGTCGCATCAAAGGTCACCGACACGTATGCCTCTGGCGCGTGGACTTCGATCGCGAACGTGGTCAACGCGCTTGCTGCTGCGAAGGCGAACCGTGAGGATCTGGCCCTGGGCCTCGACCTCGACACGGTCGCGCTCAGCGGTGCACAGTGGGCGAAGGTCATGGGCCTGTTCGCTTCTGCTGGTGTTCTGCCTCGCGAGGATGGGAACCCGATCGTCAACGGTCAGTTCCCGACGAACCTGCTCGGCTACACGTGGGTTACCTCGCCGCATATCGTCGGCACCAACCCGCTGCTGATCGACCGTGAGCAGCTCGGCGGCATGGCTGACGAGGATCTCGGATCGCCGGACTACACGCGTTCCGGTGACTTCAACGTGGAGACCTACTCGAAGCGCAATGACACGGACAGCTACACCGTTCGTGCCCGCCGCGTCGTGGTCCCCGTGGTCATCGAGCCGCGCGCTGGTCTCGTCATCAGCGGAACGACTCTCTGATGGCTGAGAAGCAGTACACCGTCACCGGTGCGGCCGTGGTACTCCCTATCGAAGGAGGCAGCGAGCGGTACCTGTACCGCGGCGCACCGATCGGCAGCGGGTACACGGCGGACGGCATCAAGCACGCGCTCGCGCTCGGGCTCATCGCTGTCGTCAAGGCACCATCATCCGCCGAGAAGGCTGCTGCTGAGAAGGCTGCTGCCGACCAAGCTGTTGCCGACCAGGCTGCTGCAGAGAAGGCTGCTGCCGACCAAGCTGTTGCCGACCAGGCTGCTGCAGAGAAGGCTGCTGCCGACCAGGCCGTTGCCGACCAGGCTGCTGCCAGAACCAAGAAGTAACAAGAAGGGGGTGGTGGAGTGATCGCGCTAAACGAAATCAGCAGCGACGACAGTCTCGCGCGGCGTGTGCTCGTGCGTGCCCGCTCTATCGCCCCCTGCCTCGACACTCTGGAGGGTGAGCCGCGTCTCGACGCGATCGCTATCCTGACGGGTGTCGTTGCAGAGATTCCCGCCGCGGGCTCACGTCGGGTGCGGTCCCGTTCTCGGAACGGCACATCAGTGAGCTACACCGACGTCGGGGCGGCGTTCACTAGCGACGACATCCTTGGACTGCGCGCGCTGTGCAGTATTCAGCCTGTCGGGCTGCCGATCGGGAGCTTCCCGATTGAGCAGCCCTTCAGCGGCGTCTGGCCGGAAGAGGTGGCGTCCTCGTGACCTGGGGCGGGTTTTTCCTGCCGCACACGGTCTCGGTGCGTGCTCTCACATCTTCGGGCGGCATGGGCAGCACGTATGCTGCCGCGGTCCCGTTCGCGGCTGAGGTGCGCGACGAGCAGCGTCTCGTGCTCAACTCCGCCGGGGCTGAGGTCGTCTCGTCGTCGCAGGTCACGGTACCGCTTGATCCTATGGTTCCCCTCGGCTCGCTCGTCACCGTGTGGCCTGGCACCAGTCGGGAGCGTGAGGCGGAAGTACTCGCGGTCAGCGCCAACGACAACAGCGACGCCGCTGACCTTGATTCGTTCCTGGTGCTGTCGCTTATCTGATTATTTCCAGTTCGAGTCCAACGGCCTGTTCGTCGTGTCCCAGAGGAACAACTCGTAATCGGTCTGAATCACCCTGAGATTATCGTCATGCTTTCCCGAGTCACCATCGGGAACGTAGGGGCTGATCATCAGCAGCGTCACTTGCTCGTGCGTGGGCACGGCGTATATCGCCTTCGCGATTCTGTTACCCACGGCGACTAGCTCGTCGCGCATCAGGGGATCACTGCAAACACGAACGACGACCTCGAACGTTCCAGGGTCATCGGTCGAAGTAATCACCTGGACCTCAATCTTTAGCGTGACGTTTTCTGGCAGCTCTGCGTTCTGTGCCGCCGTAATAATTTCTTCAGCTCCAGCCGGAGGAGTCAATAGTGGTTCGTCCGGGAAGTAGCTTGCGCACGGCTCGCCTGCAGGCTCCTCCGTTGGCTCGGGTGTGACCTCGCTGGAACGCGCGGGATCTGGCGCACTCGGTCCGCCTGACTGTGGCCTTTCCCCCTCGGCAGTTGAACAGGCTGACAGAGACAGGGCACCCAGAAGCGCCGCAACAAGAAGAAGTTTGCGCATGTCCACACACGCTACCGGAAGGAAACCCCCATGCAAATGAATGTGCCGATCCTCTCCACCCTTGAGAAGGCAGCTCAGGTCGGTTTACGGGCGGCTGGTCGTGCGGTGTTGAAGCGTGCACGAAAGCTGAGCCCGACCGACTCGGGCGAATCGGATAAGTCCGGGTTTGTCAGGATAGACGACCTCACCTTGCAGGTTGGGTTCACGTCCTACATATCGCGGCTGCAGCACGAGAACCTCGACTGGCAGCACGAGAACGGCGAGATGGCGAAGTTCCTCGAGATCGGGGCCGACGAGATTGATATCGGTCGTATCGTCGCGGAGAAGGTGCGGGCATCCCTTGGATGACGTCGCCCTCACGAAGCTGATCTGCACCGAGCTCGGCACCATAGCCGGGTGGGCGTGGCACGAGAACGGCCCGGAGTACACGGCCGACGAGGTCGGGATCTTCTACGGCGCGATTGGCCCACTGCCCGACCGGGCGGTCGGTGTCCGTGTGTACGGCACCAACGACGAGCGCCATCTCGGATGGCGGCGCGTGCAGCTTCGGCTGCGTGGTGATCCTGGCCGACCCGATGGTGCCGACGAACTCGCGGGCATCGCATTCGAGGTCTTACAGGGATTCTCCCGCAGGGGAGGGATTAGCGGCATCAGTCGTCAGTCCATGTCACCTGCGGGCACCGACGACAACCGGCGAGAAGAACGCACCGAGAACTATTTGGTCTTGCTGGATAACCCCGAAGCACTGACCTAACCCCCCTCACCTTGAGGATCAACTCACAACCCAATTTGGAGGCTCTTTCATGAGCAATGCAGTTACCCTTCCCGCTGGCTCGACGCTCGGTAAGAGCTTTGAGTACGGCATCGATGTCAACCTCGGCACGTTCGCCGCGCCTGTCTGGCAGCCCGTCCGTCGGATCAGCGGTTTCCAGCCGTCGCCGACACCGACCACTGTCGATGCTCAGAGCTACGACGACCTGGGCGCCGCGAACGCGGACGTGACCGGTTGGTCGATCGCTCACGCGTTTAACGTTCAGGTGAACCGGTCGACCGCGACTGGCTTGTACCTGCCCGAGATTGAGGCGATCCTCGCGCGCACGAAGCCGACCGCTAAGGGCGAGTCGGCCGTACTTGACGTCCGCTGGTATCACAAGCCAGAGTCGGGCACACCGAACCCGAACGATGCGGGCCGCGGGTTCATGACGGTCTCCTACTCGCGCCAGAACTCTGGCCCGAACGGTGAGATCGAAATACTGTCGGTGTCCCTCACAGGGAAGGGCACGTACGACGCGATTACCAACCCGTTCGCTGGGTGGGGTGCAGCTGCCCCGACCATCACGTCGATCACCCCGGCTGGCAAGTCGATCGGTGACCAGGTCACCATCACTGGTACCGGGTTCATCGGCACCACCGCGCTCAAGTTCGATGCGATCATCCTGGACGTCGACACGTACACAGTGGTGGGCGATTCGACAATCGTCGCGACGATCCCGCCGACATCTGCCGGCGTCGAGCCCGTCACCGGCACCAACGCGACGGGTATCTCCGCCGCGGTCAACTACACCGTGGTGGCGTAACCCGTGGGTGCTATCGACTTCGGCGAGTGGGTGGCGCCCGACCTTAAGCTCGAGCTGGGGGGGCGCACTTATACGGTGCGTCCTCCCACGGTCGAGGCCGCGAAGATGATCCTCGCGGCGGCGGTGCGTGGCGAGGTGAATCTGGGTCTTGTCACAGGCGAGATCCCCGAAGAGGTGCAGGCGATGCTTGACAGTATCGGTGATGAGCACCCCGCTTTGGGCGATGCGCACGCTGCGATGGTTGCTGACAAGGTACCTGCCGCGACCATTGACCGGGTGGCCTACTACGCGGTGTTCTACTGGGCGCGCGGGCGTGAGTATGCCGACACTCTCGCGAAGCTGCTGTGGCTGCCCCGCGACCTGACCCCTGAGGGGTCGGGTGGTGCTCGCCCAAAAGGCTTGTCACGGCGGAAGATTGGGCCGAGTACGGGATAGGTGAGCCTGACGCTGACGGCTGGTTCCAAGATTACCGGCCGGTCCCTAGCCACCTGAAGCCAGACGCCCCAAGTGTGATGGCGACGCCTGACGCCGCAGAGATTGACGGCTCTCTTTTGGCGCTGGTCACGAACTGGAAGTTAGTGGTCGCGGATCTCGCGTCGGAGTTCGGTCTGGATCTCTATGATCCGGCTGTGCTCGTACGCCCTTGGCCGGGGGTTCGCACGATGATATTCAGCCTATTAGACAGCCCGACGCGTTTACGTGCGGTACTCACCCGGAGGTAACTCATGGCCTTGCGCGCCGCCGAACTCGAAATACTTTTTACAGCAAATACTACGGATATCGACAAGGCGGAGAAGACCGTCAAGGCGACCGGCGAGCGGATCGAGAAGAAGCCAGTCACCAAGAAGATAGACGCGGATGAAAAGGGTGCACTCGCTGGCATGGACCGGGTTGAATCCGCGGCGAAGAAGCTTGTGTCGAAGGACACGTCGCTGAAGCTTGATGCGGATATCGGGCGGGCTGAGAAGAGTTTCGACCGAGCGAAGCAGCGTCTCGCGGATCTTGAGGTGCGTGCGCTCGGCGGGCTGGATGTGACGGCTGATGTGCGGCGTGCCGAGGCAGCCCTGTCGAAGGTCGACCGGCAACTCACTGGGCTGCGCACGGCCAAGACGCAGATCGAGGTTGAGGCGGACACGTCGCAGGCTGAGGCAGCTCTCGATGGCGTCTCCGATGATGCTGGCGATGCTGGTGATGCTGCGGGCGATGAGTTCGGTAAGAACATCGTCGCGGCCCTGGTCTCAATCCCGATCGCTGGTGCCGTCATTGGTATCGGTGTTGCTGCTGGGAAAGCGCTGATCGGTGCGTTCAATGATGGGTTGGCGCAAGAGAAGAATTACGACCGGTTGCAGGCGCTGACTGGTATCGATGAGGCTGATGCGCTGCGTTTGGGTCGTGCTGCGGGTGAGGCGTACTCGAATACTTTCGGGGATTCCATCGAGTCCAATATGGATACCACCCGGCTTGCTCTGCAGTTCGACATCATCGACGCGGACACCTCCACGAGGAGCGCTCAGAAGGTTGTCGAGGGCTTGTCTGGTATTGCTGATGTTCTCGGCGAGGACGTGCGCCCGATCGCTGTGGCGGTCACGACCTTGCTCAGTTCCGGCATGGCAAAATCTGCGAAGAGCGCGTTCGACCTTCTCGCGACCGGCGCCCGTGAGGGTGTGAACCGGGGCGAGGACCTGCTCGATACCTTCACTGAGTACCCGGCTGTGTTCGCACGGCTTGGTCTGTCTAGTGAGGAAGCTCTCGGGCTGATGAGTCAGGGGCTCAAATCGGGTGCACGCAACAGCGATGTCGCCGCGGACGCACTGAAAGAATTCCAGATCCGCGCTACCGACGCTTCGGAGGCTTCGTCTGATGGTTTTACAGCGCTAGGTTTGAACGCCGAGGAAATGACGGCGAAGATTTCGCGTGGTGGGGAAGAGGCCCGCGATGGCCTTGAGCTCGTCCTCAATAAGCTCCGGGAGACCGAAGACCCTGTAGTGCGCAACGCGGCCGCTGTGGCGCTGTTCGGCACGAAGGCTGAGGACCTCGGCGAGGCACTGTTCGCAATGGACCTCACAACTGCTGTCGACCAGCTCAACGGCGTCACCGGGGCAGCGCAAACAATGTTTGACACCCTTACCGATAACGACGCGTCGAAGCTTGAGCAGGCGCAACGGAACATTGAGGTCGCGACCGATGGCATGAAGGGTGCGCTAGCTGCTGCGTTCGCCGACCCGCTCGGGGAGGCGGCTGATTGGATCTCGGCGAACCGGGGGCCGATGCTTCAGTTCTTCCAAGATTTGGTGAACGGCGCGCTGGACTTCGGTCACACATTGATCGATGCTGCCGCCGATGGGGCAGAAAGTTTCGGCGTACTCGTGTCAGGACCGCTCGCGGACGTGCTTGAGATCGTGGGGCGGACCAGGGCGATCATCACCGGCGACTACGACAGTGGCATCAGCGACATAGTCGATGACATGCGCGGGTTCAAGGATGAGTCAGCGGACGCTGCGGACACCATCCGTCGACTGCACGGCACCCTCGATAAGACTTCTGACACGTTCAACGGGTTTATGGACGGTGCGACCGCTATGGGGTTCCTCAACGACGCCTCATTGCGTCTCGCCGGCGCAATCGACGATGTCGGTGTCAGCGCCGATGGGCTCGAGCATGGCCTTGGCGACATCGACCTGGCGAACATCCGCGCGTCCGATTCAGGCAAGTTGCTTGAGGATCAGGTGCGCAACTCTATCGCGGCCATGGGCGAAGAGGTCACGGCCGCGGCCACTGCAGGCGAGAGCCAGGATGAGCTCACGGCGCGCTATAACGCTTCGAAGGATGCCCTCGTCGGCCAGATGGTGCAGATGGGCCTCACGGAAGAAGAGGCACGCGCGCTCATTGACACTGTGCTAGAGACTCCCGCATCGGCTACTACCCAGTTCGGGTCGAACGCTGCGGATCAGCAGGCGAAGGTGCAGACGCTCAACGACCGGATCACGACTCTGGACGATGGCTCTGTTGTGATCAGATCGAATGCTACGTCTGAGCAAGCCAAGGTGCAGTCGTTCCGCAACCGTATGGTGAGTCTGCCTGATAAGACTGTATTTATCAACCAGGTTTGGCGGCAGACCGGTGCACGACTGGCAGAGGTGAGAGCCGCCTACAACGCTCAGGGAAACATTCTCGAGTTCATGGCCCAGGGTGGCATGCACGGTCTCACTCCGATGTCGCACACCGCACAGGTTGTGCCGCCGTCGACGTGGCGTGTTGTGGGTGACCGCGGTGACGTACCAGAGTCGTTCATTCCTATCGACGGGTCGGCCCGGTCGATGTCGATTCTTCTCGAGACGATGCGGCGCATGGGTGTAATGCCGATGGCTACGGGCGGGATTACTGTGTCCAATCCTGGTATCGCCCCTCGCCCTGCGTCCGGGATCACGGTTGAATTCAACGGGCCGATTGGCGCGAACGCTGACGACGTTATTCGCAAGCTGCAGATTGCCCAGCGTCGCGCGCAGATGATGTTCAGCACCCGAGGGGTGAGTGTCGCATGAGCGAATACATTTTGACGGGGCCGGATGGAGCGGAATTTGACATCAAGAGAGGTCCCATCCGGCTCAGTAGTGCCGGGCTCATGGGCCTGTCGATGCCACCCTTTGAGTCATTTACAAGGGAAACTCCAGCGCGAGATGGGCAGGTGCGCACCGGGTACAGAACAAGGCCGCGACCGGTTTTCCTTCCTTTACTCATGCCAATGGGATTAGAAGTGGATGAGTGGTTGGCGTCCGAAAGCGCCTTCTGGAAGATTATGAATCCTGATGTGACCTGCCGCCTCACGGTTTCGTCCTCGGCGGATGTCGTGCGCTTTTTGGATCTGCGCTTTGTCAGTGACGGCGACTTGGCGTTCAATCTAGATCCGACCGACGTGACTGGATATGCGGTCGTCTTAGAGATGGTAGCTGACAGCCCGTATTGGCGTAGCCCGCAGGTGTTGGCGGAGTTTGCCCCTGTTGGTGATGTGCTCCCGTTTTTTGCGGTGACGACGGATCGTGTTTTCAATCTGATGTCGTCGTCAACAGTTGATTCTGCGACGGTAGCAAATCCGGGTGATATTGATGCGTGGCCGAAGTATACGATCACGGGTCCGGTGTCGGAGTTTAGTGCAACCATTTCGGGTGGCATGGTGTCGGCAACCACGGAGGTGATTGCGGGTGCTGTGTTGGTTATTGATACGGACCCGACTGTACAGCGCGCAACCCTGACGGTGGACGGTGTGGATACGACTGTGACTCGTGATCTGGTGGGTGTGGATTGGCGTCCGGTTCCGTCTGGTGGGTCTGTTTCTTTGGATGTGACCCTGATTGGTACTGGTTCGTTAGTGGTGTCGTTTATGCCACGGTTCTTTAGGGCGTGGTGAGATGGATAATCCTTTTCAGATAACTGTTTACGATAAGTCGTTTGTGCGCCAGGGGTGGATCACTAACCCTGTTTATACGAGTTTCACTCCAAGGTTTAATGCGCAGGGGTCTGCCGAAATTCAGTTGAATGCGGGTGACCCGATTTTGGAATTCGTTCTTGCTGCTGGTGCCCGCCTGCGGGTGGAATATTTGGGTGCACATTTGATGTCTGGGCGGGTGCGTGCACGGCAGGGTGGGTTCGTTTCGTCTGGGACTGTGACTGTTCAGTTGTTGGATGATTGGGCGTTGTTGTCGCAGACGCAGGCGTGGGTTGTCCCTGCTGCGGTTACTGCGTCGTCTGGTGCTTTGGTACCAACTGGTTTGAAGGATTCTGGGCAGGAGCGTGTCGCAGCACAAGTCGGTGAGGGTGTGTGGACGGCCCGTACTACCCCGGCAGATAATGGCTGGCGTTCCGTCGCATGGTCTCCCGAGTTGGGCATTTTCTGCGCGGTCGCTTATAACGGCCCTAGCAACAAGGTGATGACTTCCCCTGACGGCATCGTGTGGACTGCACGCACGACACCTGTAGGCTCCCTATGGCTTTCGGTAACGTGGTCGCCGGAGTTGTCCTTGTTCTGTGCCGTCGCCTCATCGGGTACGGGTAGTCGTGTGATGACCTCACCGGATGGGATCACATGGACTGCACGTACTACCCCGGTAGATAACGCATGGATTGCTGTGACGTGGTCTCCGCAGCTTTCATTGTTCTGTGCCGTCGCTGAGATCGGCGCTGGCGGTGACCAGGCCATGACTAGCCCTGATGGTGTCACATGGACGCTCAGAACTACCCCGGGATACAACAACTGGACGGCTGTGACGTGGTCTCCGCAGCTTTCATTGTTCTGTGCCGTCGCTTATTATGGTGTCGGTAATCGCGTGATGACCTCACCGGACGGCATCACATGGACTGCACGTACTACCCCTGCCGATAATGACTGGAACTCGGTCGCGTGGTCTCCCGAGCTGTCCTTGTTCTGTGCCGTCGCGTCTACCGGCACCAGTAATCGTGTGATGACCTCACCCAACGGTGTCACGTGGACTTTGCGTACCAGCGCGACAGACAACCAGTGGCGTTCCGTCGCATGGTCTCCCGAGTTGGGCATTTTTTGTGCCGTCGCCAGCACTGGTTCCGGTAACCAGGTGATGACCTCACCGGACGGCATCAACTGGACCGCCCGTACTTCTGCGGCAGACAACAGCTGGTGGTGGTCTGTTACGTGGTCTCCCGAGTTGGGCATTTTCTGTGCCGTCGCCACCTCTGGTTACGATAACCGGGTCATGACTTCCTCGAAAGCCCCTACGGCGGCTTACTATGTGTGGCCTGATGGGTCAACTTTTTGGGGTGGCCCCAGCATTGATACTGCTGAGACTGCGATCAAACATCTAACCGAAATCAACTTTGCACGCCTCGGACGCCCGGTCACGATCGGTGCTGATCTTGAACGTGGCGGTAACGCACGAGCAGCAGCAATGCTCCCACAAGTCCGGTTTGGTTCTCTCGACACAAACCTTGAAGCGTTGCTGAAATGGTCTGGGCTGCACCTCACACTGGCCCAAGACCCCACACTGCCCACTGTCAACCTTGAGGTGGGCGTGCCTGCCATGTGGCCGCAAACACTCACCGTTGAATCAGGAATCATCCTCGATGGAACGTGGTCAACTGAGGACCCTGAAGCAACCCGCACCATTGTTGGTGGGCCTGACGAGTTAGGTGCACGAGCATTCTGGGGAATAAACGATGCGACCGGACTGGAAGCCGAATACGGGGACGTCATTGAAGTGTTTCGGGATGCGACCGGTGCCACCCGGAACTGGCCGGACACGATCCCAGATTTCAAGCAGATCGCCAAATATTATTTGCTCCACCCAGAAGTGTCGGCGGTGGATAAGGCAATCTTCTCCACCTATTTGGATGCTGCCGGGGCGAAAGCTTTGGCGGAGGGTAGCCCCACGTCTGGGCTGTCCCTCGAGCTATCCGAAACTGAGGTGTTTCATTTCGGCGGCACGGACGGTATCCAACTGGGGGACACGATCACGGCCACCTCACGGGGGTTGTCGTTCACTGATCGGATCACGGAGGCGACCCTGAGCTGGGATGCAACCGATGGTCTAACCGTGACTCCACGGGTGGGAACGAAAACTGATGATCCTGATCGGCAGTTGGCGGAGGCTATTGCCTCTCTTGCCCGTGCACAAATTCGTCTTTCTACAAGCAAATAAGGAGTAGTAATGGCCCTCACAAATAGTGGTTTTGATGGGACGGTTACGGAGGCGGCGTGGGCGCAAATATCTGCGTTGACTGATGTTGATGCGGTGGAGAACTCGGCGGCGTGGGCTGTCACACAGGGGACAGGTAGGCAGGTTTCCACTGCCGCACAGTCTGGGTTTGCGTTCGCGAAGGGTGTCCTCTCGAAGGACACGTCACCGATCCTCACCAATTTGGCGACACCAGTTAACGGGCAGTGGTTTCTCATCGTCCGGCATATTGACTGGGCTGCGAACGGTGTGACAGTTACGGCGATCGCACACGACGTAACGGGGACGACCGTGCCCACGGTTGCCCCGACCTCGTACCCAGTATTGGATGCAACCCCCGGTGTCCTGTACGACCAGCCTCTGGCGTGGGCGTGGGTACGATCCACAGATACTGCCGTGACCATATTTGATTTGCGCAAACTGACCGCAGAAACGCGGGTTGCCGCACTGGAAGCAGATACGGGCTGGATTGCTTTTCCGTTTGCTGCGGGGTGGTCGAATGCGGCAGCAATCTGCCGATACCGCCGCCTGCACGGGGTCGTCTATTTGGCTGGTGTGGCGGATGGTACGGCTGCTGCTGATTCTTTTATTGGCACCCTGCCTCCGACCTTTCGCCCGATTGGGGATCTGTACTACTGGTCGAACGTGGGCGGGTCTGGCACGCGAACAGTGATTTACGCGAACGGCAATGTTCGCTTCCTTGGCAAAGTTGTTGGCACGGCCGCCGCAGCAGCTTCCCTTGCTGATTTCACCGCATTCCCCGCAGATAACTGATGGCTGAGATGGACGCTCAAAAGGTACGCGAAGCAGAGGTTGCCGCACTCATCGATCGGGCTACCGATCCCGCACCCGAATACGACGATCCCACAATCGACACCGATTCGGGATATTACGATCCTGAGATTGACGGTCCTTATTCTCCAAATGGGGGTAGCAAGTAATGGCAAACCTCACCGAGTTCGATAAGTTCTTCGAGACCTACAACCCCAGTGGCGGGGGCCGTGAAGAGTGGAATATGTGGTGTCAGGCGTTCGTCGCCAGGTGCTGCAAGTTCGACGGCAACTGGAAGCGCGACTACCTCACCGCACGAGCCGCACGTTTGGCTTCAGGGCCGCTCAGTAAAGACATGTCGAACATTCCTATTGGAGCGTTCGGTTACTGGGGGTGGGACCCGGACGACGACGTAGCAATCTACGTTGGCGGCGGCAGGTGGATGCGCGGCTCACGCCATGTGCAAACCCAATTCGGCGGTGTCGCGCGCAATGCGGGCACCGGCAGCTTCGAGAGTTTCCAAAGCTCTGCACGCTTACCGTTCCTCGGTTGGTCAAAAACTAATGGTGGCAACACGGTAAACGTGACCACCCTCACCCCAGCAGGTGGCAACACAACACCACTCATCGATTCAGACGAAAGCGAGAACACCATGACAACCCGATACCTCTACACGAAAGACGCTGGAGATGGCAAAACCGCTTACGGCATTTTCGGTGAGAAAGTTCCCGGCGGTAGCCGCATCAGCCGCTCGGTGTACACAGCAGAAGTGTGGGGTGCAATCTGGGGCACCGAGGAAGGGGCACCGTGGAAAGAGATGACTAAAGCACAGTGGCCCGTCCTGATACGTGAAGCGCGAGTAATCAACGAGGCCTGGGTGGCGCAGCAACGGAGTATCCAATCTAATAATGCTGCCACTCCGTTAGACATCACTGCCATCGCTAAAGCAGTAAACGACGACGCTGCAAAACGACTCGCCAACTAACCCCTTCCCTAGCCCTCGGAAAGAGGCCCGCATGACGGATACACCCCCACCACACCCACCTGGCTCCTACGTCATCACCCCACAGATCATGTGGCAGACCGTGGAGGAAGCTCGAGCCGCCGCGCGGAACTCGGAAGCTGCGTCCAACCGTCTCGCCGACAAACTCGACCCGGCGCTCTACCAGATCCGTAAAGATATTACGGATCTTGACGAGCGGGAGAAGGACCACCACAACGTACACGGCAAGGATATCGAAGCGCTGAAGCAGCAATCCTGGTCTTCCCGGTGGGTGCCGGCACTCGTGACCGCGCTACTCGTGGCCATCATCAGCGGTGTCGCTGTCGTCGTCATCGTCAATGCGCTACAACGCTAAGGAGAACGCGCATGAAACATGTAACCGAAACACCGGCCGATCAGATCTGGTTCTAGCCTCGTTGTCGCGCTTCCCACCGTGCGCCTATGGCGCGGCGGCATGTCCTGCACTCCCTGCCAGAGTCTTTGCGGATGCGCGTGTTTTCGGGGGTGAACTCATGCCCGTGCTTGCAGTGAGATCGCGCAGGGTAGTGGTTGGCGATGAACCGCCCGTGCCTCTTCATGTCGTCCCAGTTGTCCTGAGATGTGCCGTGCGAGAGGTTGGCAACGTGGTTGTTCGACGGGTCGCCGTCGAGGTGCCTGACTAGCGGGCCGTCCGTTTCGAGGAACGCCGCCGCGACGAGACGGTGGATGTAGCTCCGCGTGCGCACATTGCCCACGCTGAGATTGACGATGAGGTGGCCCGACGTTTGTCGGATGGGCTTGAGCGCCCGAGTCGGCTTCGTCGCATACGAGCGGCGCACCCCTCCCTCAGCGCTCACTTCGTAGACATCGAACCCAGGGACCGGTCGCCACTCAACAGTTTCACTCACACGTTCAATATACCAATTAGATAGGAGTTACTCATGTCCGAAACACCGACTGACCAGATTTGGTACAAAAACCGCAGGGTCTGGCGCACCATCTTCTCGGCTGTGCTCACCGGCGCTGTCGTCGTCCCGCAGCTGCTCGCGATCGTGAACGATGCGTGGCCAACGGATGCGCTTACCGCGGTACTTGCGCAGGCGGTCATTGTGCAGGGTGTCATTACTCGTGTGATGGCGAACGAGACAGTGAACCGGCTCCTTGCATATATTGGTCTGGGCTCGGCACCAAAGGAATATCTGGTGGTCAAATGATTGACCCTGACCCGTATTCACCCCCGGTGGATCCGCAAGAAGCTTTGCAGTGTGATAGCTGCCAGTAGTTAGTTGTGCCGGTTGATCTGGCGAGGCCCCGCGCTTCACTCATTCGTGAGTGGGCGCGGGGCTTCTTTTGCGTTAGGTGAGTTTCGCGACGCGACACTGAGGGCACCACCAGTAGGGGTGCCCCACCGTGCCGGCGACTTCGAGGGGTGTGAGGCAGTAGGCGCAGTTGGGCGGTTCGTCATCCATGCGGGGGAGTCTATTGCTTGAACGCTTCCGCTTGGCCGGCGAGGTCAAACTCTGCTGCCTGCCAGAGAGCAATCGAGATTAGCGCACCAACGGTTTCTCGCGTTGTCGCGGAGTCGTTGTAAGTCTCGGGATGTTCGAGGTAGTAGGCCGCGTTGGATAGGTTGTTCGAGACGCGGTTGAGTTGTGAGATGGTTTCGGCTGTTGTCGGCTGAATTGTGGTGGTCATGATGTTCCTTTCGGTTATGCGGCACGAGGCCCTTTTGTCGTTTGAGTTCGCTTTATGCGTAAGTGATTTCAAGCCCCGGCACCTCGTGTACGCCTACGCGGCGTGTTCGAATGCGGGGAAGTGTGGGGAAACTACGGGCCGCATGCTTGTTCCGGCTGCTGCTGCGCGGACTTCATCGAGGCCGACGTGGAGGTAGCGCTGGGTGGTTGCGAGCGATGCGTGGCCGAGGAGCTCTTGAACGGCTCGGAGGTCGTGGGTTGCGCGGTAGGCAGCTGTTGCGCCCGCGTGCCTGAGCGAGTGGGGGTTCCATCCTGTTCGCCTCGTCATGATCTTGTTCACTGATTGTGGATGCAGGTGGCTTCCGTAGCGACCAGGGAAGTAGTATCCACCGCCCAGCTCGCGCTCCAGACGCAGCAGTACAGGCATGAGGTCTTGATGAATTGGAACCATGCGCTGCTTGTTCCCCTTGCCCGTGACGCGCAGGAGGTCGTGTTCACGATGCTTCATGTGCAGGGTACTCAGTTCCGTTAGGCGAAGGCAGGCGAGTCGACCGAGGAGAATCATGCCGGTTTCGCTCTCGGTGGCGCTGATGAGTGAGAGCTGGATTTGGTCGTCAGGTGCGAGCCGGGGGATTAGTCGAGGGATGCGGATGGGGTCGAGGTGGATGGTGGGGTCTTTGCTTATGTGTTCGTTACGTAGTGCCCACCGGTAGAACTTGCACAGTGATGAGCGCACGGATTTTCGGGTTTCTGCGGAATGGTCTTTGATGCGTGCAAGGTGGGCTTGCACGTCGACGCCGGTTGCTGAGAGCAGGTCTGGGTTGTCTCTTTGGAATCGACGGATGTGGTGGATGCGAAGCTTGATCGTGGACTCTGCAAGTCCTGCGGCGATCATCGCGTTGGTATAGAAGTGCAGCATTTTGTCGCCTTTGAATTGGTGTAAGGCGACGATCTCAGAGCGGTGGCTTTTCATCTATACCGAGTTCTGGGGCTTATGTGACCGGTGAGCGTGTGTGAGGAAAGGGGAGGGTGTTATCCAGCAATTTCGGTTGCGACGCGGGCGTTCTTGCGTTCCCGTGCGGCTCCGAGGTCTGCAATCTCCCGTATTTCCGGGGCAGGCATCGAACCGGTAGGTTCTTGGTTCGAGTCCAAGTCGAGGAGCGATGATCCCCCTGGCCCTTTCGGCTGGGGGGTCTCGTATTTAAAGAAGTCTGGAATGCTCACGTCGAGCAGTGTCGCCAGCTTTGCGAGGTCGTCAACGTCGAGCGCGATCTCCCCGCTGACGCGCCGCTGCCAGTACCCGCGCGACTCTTCGCTCTTCAGGTACTCACTGAGTTTGTATGTGGGGATGCGCTTCTTGGCGAGGTGCCCGCGAATCTCTGCCGCCACGAGTGCACGGTCACTTGATTCGTCTACCTCTGGAAGATGGGCTAGTTTTCTCATGCGCTGAGCGTATCACTTATGCGAGTTATTCGCACGCTAAACGCGAGATTGCCTGTGTTCGTGGGAGAAATTACACGACACGCGGGTACTGGCGGTTTGCATTTGCCCGCTGAGCGTGTAACTTGACCTTCATGGAGATCAACACCAACGTAGCTGACACGGTGCGAGCCGAGATGGCGCGTAGCAGAGTCACCCAAGGGAAACTCGCTCAGCAACTTCACCTCTCGCAAGCCGCTGTCTCTCGCCGCCTCAAGGGTGAAGTCGCCTTCAATGCGGATGAGCTGATTGTCACGGCTCGCATCGTCGGCGTCCCTGTCGGCGCATTCTTCGAGTCCACCCCTGTCGATTCAGCATCCCCCCATGCTGGCTCGGCGGGGGTTTCTTTTCGTGAGGACGGTGCAGCGTGAGCCTCGTCGCGGTCCTCCCTGAACTTACCCCCGAAGGTGCTGAACGACTCTCGGAGCGGATCAGTGGTCGCCTCGAAACGATCGCGACGAACTATGTCGCGGTGATGCCCCTCATCCGTGAGGCCATCAGCCGGAATGCTCACGAGGTTCTCGGCTACCCGAGTCCTGGCGCGTACATCAAAGACCGGTTCGGCACGTCGCTGGCACAGCTTGGTGCTGAGCTGCGGCGCGAGGTCGTCAAAGAACTGTCGAGCGCTGGCCTGAGCACGAGGGCAATTGCCCCAGTCGTCGGCGTCGATCAGAAGACAGTCGTCCGTGACATTGCACGTGAGGCACATGCCTCACCTGTTGCAGATGTAACACCTCCAGATGTTCCCGATCTCCCCGCCAACCCCCAGACGGGTGAGGTCTACGAGGCCGGTGACACGTCCCCCCAGATGATCACTGAAACACACACGGTGAAGACCGTCACCGGCCTCGACGGCAAGGAATACAAGACCGCGCCGAAAGCACCGAAGCCGATTCTGGTCGGTGACGCCGCCGCAAAGGATGCCGCCGAGCAAATGGCAATCCATTTCGGGCGCGCCCTAGTCAACCTGTCCGGACTGATGACCTCCGCCCGCCGCGCTGTCGTCGTCGAGGACTGGCCCCTTGGACGGGAAGCGGCAACACCTGACGCGCAAGAACTCGCGTCCCCTGAAATGTTCCGCGCCATAGCAGTGGCACTCGACCAACTGGCAGACGAATGGGAGAAAAAGAATGTCTGACAACGAATGGGTGGACACCATCACCCGCATCTATCGGGAGGCGCTCGCGGAGGCAGGTCCCGAAGGGGCTGACCGGCAAGAGGTTCTGATGGTCGCCGCTGCGCGTGTGGCGATGGAAGTTCGCTCCGGGCGGCTGGCGTACACGATTGACAGTTTCATCCAGTCCGAACTAATCAAGGTCGACGAGTCGGACGGGAAGAAAGCCGACACGATCATTCGTGCTGCGGCGATCGGGCAGGCTTCTTTCGACTTGTCGGATGCCGTGCTCGATGTGGTGGTGACGCTCGGCAATGGGCGTCGCAAGTCGTGGCGTGATGTGAACAGCGACGACCTCGTGGCGATGAATGAAGTTCGCTACCGGAACTACAAGGCGGTTCGGGATTCATATCAGGACTGGTTCAAGTCCTACCGGGCGATCGCCCCGGTGCTGCTCCAGTACAAGACGTTCGGTGCGGCTGTTGCTGCTGGCGGGTTCCCGCCGAAGCGCGCATCCGCCGCGGCCTGATCTTCACCCGAGGTCGATCAGTCCACCAAAAGACGAATGGCCCGGTAGCAGCCGGACCATTCAGAAACGAAAGAGAGAACATGTTTCACACACAAAATAGCATGCTTCGCCGGGTGGCCGCTGTAGCGGTCGCTGGCGTGGCGGGTGTCGG